GAGCCGCGACACTGCGGATGACATCCGCGTCCCTGCTGTCGCCGAGCAGCGTGCTGGCTTCGTAGCCGAGGCGGCCGAGGTCGCTGACGGCAGCCTGAAGCTTCCGGCCCGTGGTTGACTTGCCCCAGAGCCCGCCAGGAAGGTCGCAGGCAACGCCAGCGGCTCCGGCCGGCAGATTGCTCATCACTTCGTGGAAGGTATCGCCCTCCCGAGCGCCGATTTCCGCGTAGCGCGTGACGCCATGCTCGAGCAATAGCGCGATGAACGAGCGGAGCTCGAACTCGTCCTGGCTGGCGCGCCGGCCAGAGAACGTCTTCAACATTGAAACTCCTTCATGTGGCGGAACGGGTCGCCGCGGGCGATCTCTTCGAGGCGCCATTGACGATGCGCAAGGCGGTGCGCCCAAGCCTCGCGGCTAGGTCGAGACAGTTGGCCAACGCAGTGCGCTGTAGCGTCCCAGGCCATCGAGGCCTGATCGACGGCTACGGTCGGAACGCCGGCGAGAGCCGCTTCAACGCCGGTGTTGCTGTTGAAAGTGACGCACACCAGCGCGGCGGATAGCGCCTCGGCGAGATCGCCCTGCGACGGCTGCGTCATCTGTGGCCGGTGGACGATCCCGCGCTTGATCGCCTGCGGGTGGGGACGGAATCGCACGGGCGCCTCGTAGGCGTTCTGAGCCTTGATCGCCACCTCGGAGTACCACGGCGACAAATCGCGGCCCTGCAGCGCCATGTCACCAGGCACCTGGCCGATGAGCAGCACGTAGTCGCCGCCCTGCTTCCAGGGCTTCAACAGCTCGCCGAAGTGCTCCGAGAAGCGGGCGCCGCCGTCAGCCGGCACCTCAGGGAAAGTAGCGCGGCCATTCAGGCCGTTCCAGGCCATCGAATACCACTGGAACCGATCGCCGAGGTAGCCGCGCTCCATCACTAGCACCTCGTGACCGGCAGCGCGCAGCCGCTGACCGGTGCGCCAGCCCCAGGTGCAGACGTGCTTCGTGCTGCAGGCGTCTCCGCGCTGGACAGTAACCTTACCTCCCAAGGCGCGAACGCCTGAGGCAACGGCCTCCGCGCAGCGCACCTGGTGGTCGGCGGTCGCGATGACGGTCAGGTCTATCACGTGCCGGACGGATCGATTTCCTTGGTCGGGCCGGTCAGGCGGAAGTTGTAGGTCGCCGTGACCACGCCATCGACTGCAGCCGACCACTGGCGCTGCGAAACCAGCGCAACGGCACGGAAGATGGAGCCGTCTTCGAACTCGACGTCGATCAGGCGCGGCTGCTTGTCCTTGGCAGCCTGACGAATCACGGCATGCGCCGGATTACCCTGCTTCCAGTGGCCGTTCACGCTCATGGTGCCCGGGTCTTCCAGGCCGAGCATGAACTCCTTGGCAGTGGAGCACAGCGTCGTGGTGTCGATTTCCGTCGACGTGCCGCCTTGATACTGGATCTCGCGGCCGATGCAGTCCAGCACCACCATCGTCGGTAGCGGGTTGACGTCGACGTTGTCTTCAGTCGCTTGCGAGATCTTGATCGAGGTGCCTTGGACCTTGAGGGCTTCGGAGGGCATGGTCTTCCTTTCGGGGTGACAAAGAAAAAGCCGCCCGGAGGCGGCTTGGTTGAGGTGCCCGGAAGGGCGGGGAGAAACTCAGGGAACGAACCAGAGCGACACGTCCCAGCGCGCGCCGTAGCTCTTCGTTGCTTCGTCGTACGACGCGACAAGACCGCCTTGCGACACGCCGCGGAAAGGCGGCGCGGTCATGATTGCTTCAACTTGGCGCATGAGCGTCGAGGCCTGAGCGCGGGTTGTGGCCCAAACGTCGAACTGGAACCGGCCGTTCTGAACTTCGGTGTTGCCGCACAGGGTGTTGCTTGGGACGCCGCCGACTTGGCCGTAGACAAGGAAGGGCTTCACAGCGTTCTGCGGCGCGAGGTCCGGATAGACTCGCCCGCCAAATAGCGAGTTCAGGGCTGCAGTGAACTGGGGTTCGATCATTTCTTGAGCTCCGCGAGCAGTTCCCTCATGCGCTCGGACATGCGCGCCTTCGCGGCCTGATGCGCTGCTTCCAGCTTCCCGGTGTAGGCCGGCCGGATGTATGGCTGCTTTGCCATCCGGATGTTTCCGTATTCCACCCAGTGCCAGTGCGGCGCCTTGCGCTTGTTCGGACCCGTGGCGTAGACCTGCCGCGTCGGCTTCGACTGCTTGTCGTCATGCCACTGGTAGATAGACTCGTAGAGCTTTCCCGTCGCGAAGGGCACGCGGAGGCGAATCTCCTTGTAGAAGACGTCGATGCCGGCACGGGCCGCCGAACGCAAGACCTTCTCTTGAATGCCCTTCTCAAGGGCCTTGTGGAGTTCGGCGATGTCCGGACCGCTGAAGGCAACGCCGAACGAGTCCTTCTTGAACGTCTGCGCGCTGCTGGCATGGCTGCCGCGGCGCTTGCCGCCTGCTCGTCCATTCGCCATGACCTACCCTTTCAGCGCCTGCTCAAGCGACACATGGGGAAACGCCTGCAGGGCGCTTCTCGGTGTGCAGTTCAGAATCTCAGCCCCCTGCCCCTTCAGGCTTCCGAAGCGTTGCGCCCAGCGCGTGTAGGTCGCCTCGTCGGTGTTGCGCAGCGGAGGACGGTGCCGGCCGAACCAGTGATCGCCGCCAGCCGCCGTCATGTCGTAGCCGCACAGGAGGATCCGGCTTGCCTTCGCGTGGATCGCCACGTGGATCGCTTGGTAGCCCGAGTTGCCGCCCGAACGGATGCAGGCCGGATCGGGATCGAAGCCAAGGTCACCGGTGCTGCGCAGGCAGAGAACGTCGCTGAAGCGCTGGTTCGGCATGGCGGTGACCTTGAGGCCCCGAAACTGCATCGCATCCGCTTCGTTCGTCGCCCACCACATCACATCGGCGGCGTACAGCATTGCGGCCCAGGAAACGAGCCGAAAAGAGTCGTTGATCGCGATCACATGGATCCCTGCGGCCTTGAGCTGCTCGGCGACTGCCGCCGTCATGCCGGGGCCGGTCGCACAGATCGCCACCGTCTGCCCAGCCCACAAGGGCGGCACCGCCCAATCGATCATCCTTCGTTGGCCCCGACAGCGCATCCAAGGTCGATGAACTCCTGCGCGACCTCGTCGGGGAGCACAGCCTTGATCTCGTAGATGCGATCCGGGTAGCGCGGCAGTCGGTGGTGCACGACACGCATGGCGGCGTCCACCGGTTCGACGTAGCGGATCCTGAAGCTGGCCGTCGCGCGACTGACTTCCTTGTCGCCGGCGACGAACTCCTGGTTCACGAAGCCGGTGCCGTTGATCGTCTTGATGCTCGCCGGCAGCCGCGAGTGCTGCGGAACCCAGCCTTCGATCTCCTGGCCCCAACCGTCCTTCACCATGCCCTTTTTCTCGATGGTGATGCGCTGGTTCAGCCTCCCTGCGTTGACCTGGCCCATGTCACGCCAGCGCGGGATCGCGCAGCCTCCATAGGATGGCCGTGACCTTGGGCGACAACAGGTCGCCGATCGAAGCCTCGCGGTTCTTGAACATCTCAACGCCCACCTCGAGCACCGCCGCCTGAATCAGCACAGGGACGGCGGACAGCGGGCCCGGCGGGGAATCGCTCAGCGCGGCCAGCCAGTCCGGGGGGGCCTTGGCGATCTTCAGGTAGTCGATGACGATGGCCGAGGCCGCATCGCCGCAGAAGGTGAGATCTGCTTCGTTGTCTGGCAAGAAGTCGTTCGAACGACGCTGCATTTGCTCAAGGGTGACGAGTGCGGGCATGGTTAGACCGCCCCCCGAGTGCTTGCATCCTTGCCGCGCTTCACCGACAGCACCCATTCGCGCGCCACGCCGGGACGTGCGCCGGCGCCCGCCGACTTGTCGAGATGCCACATACTTCCGCCCCAGGTCACGACATCGCCCACTTCGTAGGCTTTCGATTCGTCCCAGACCCCGCGGTGGATCATGGCCTTGACGTGATGTTCATGCTCCACGACCGTGCCGTCGGAGAGTTCGTGCTGAATCAACGATCGGCGCTCATCCTTCTCGACGTGGCGCACCTCGTAAACACCGCGGACCAAACACTCCCACCCCTTCTCGCCAATCGTCTGCTGATAGGCGCGCCACAAGCCACCACGATGGGTCGCATACGTGCCGCGCGGATAGGCCTTAGCATGGTCGATGGAAGGCAAAATTTCGATGTGTGCAGCATCCCGGCCGGGGTCTCCATCTCTGCCATCAACCCCGTCGCGACCAGCGGCGCCATCGATTGCCTTAGGCAGAAGGCTGACAGCCTTTTCCACCTGAGCCTGCACGTGACGCTGCACGATGAGGTCGATTTCTTCGGCGCTGATGCTCTTGCCTTCCTGGCCATTGATGCCGTCACGGCCGTCCTTCCCATCGACCCCGGGCGCGCCGTCTTTCCCGTCAGCGCCGTTGCGCCCGTTTTCCCCATCGCGGCCGGGAGTTCCATCTTTACCATCGATGCCCGCAGGACCATCCTTACCGTCCATTCCATCCTTACCGGGCACACCATCGACACCATCACGGCCAGGTGCACCATCCTTTCCGTCCGCCCCTGGCATGCCGTCAGCCCCGTCCTTGCCGTCGACGCCATCGCGTCCGTCCTTGCCAGGCGCGCCATCCTGGCCAGGCGCTCCGTCTTTCGGTACCGGCATCTCAGCCACGCGCTTTTCAAGGCCGGCGATGCGCTGCGCGAGTGCGTCCTCTACGGCTCGAACGAGCGTCTTCACCGCAAGGATGAGGCCATCGGCGAGTGCTTTCATCTCAGGCCGCATGGGTCAGTTTCCTTTGGATGTAATCGAGGAAATCGCGTGCCTCTGCCGCTGCCGCTTCTTCTGCGACATTGCCCGCAGGATCGGGCGTTGGTGCCGGAGCGGGAGGTGCCGGCAGCGCGCCCACCAATGGGCTGTTTCGGTCACGCTCGGCCAGCGCTGACAGCGAGTAGTTCTGTTGCTGAAGATATGGAGTGTTGCCGCCGTCAACTGGTCCGAGATTGAAAGCCATGCGGGCCTCGTCGATCGCTTCGATTCCGCCGCCGGTGAGCTTCGTATGCACGTCGGCTTTGGTAAGCGGATCCATGCGCAGTAGCCCTTCTGTGTCGATCTCGACGCCCATCGTCGTCTCGGTCTCGCCTCCGAGTCCCAGCCCCTCGTCAAGGCAGACCTCCATGCTCTCGAGGTGGTACTGCAGGCAATCGCTGTAGTAGACCTGGTTGATATCGCCAACCTTTTGCCCAGCAGGCAAGGTACCGATACCGATTTTGAAGGGGGGCACGTGGTAGGCCGTACAGGCGGCCTGCGCATCCCACTCGAGCTGTTTGATGAGCTCGGACTCCACCGAGGACATCCGCAGGCCTTCGAACTTGAGGCCGTCTCCGAGCACGGCAACCTTGCCGGCGCTCGCTCCTGTGTAATTGGCTTCCCAGTGGTCCTTGAGGCGCTTTGCAGTCTCGTCGCTGATGGCGCCGGGTGCCGTAAGAATCCCGCCGGGGCGCGCGCCGTTGCCGAAGAAGCGAGCCGAGTCCTCTTGGATGCGCAGTGCGAGAGAAGCTGGCAGTCCGGCTGCATAGAGCGGCGAAACTCCGACAAGCGGGTGATACAGGGTGTTCCAGCGGTCGTGGATGATCTCAGACGCCGGCACCATGACGCTTGCCTCTACACCAGACAGGTTGTCGGCGGCCAATTGATACCAGACAGACCCGTCGTTGGCGACGAGAGGCTGTGTCCGGAGTGGGTCGAGAACATAGAGACGGCGCACCACTTGGCGATCGTCGCGTTCCTTGAGTATGTAGGAGTTTCCGTGAATCAGCTTTGCCAGCATCCAGGATTCCCGGAACTGGATTTGGTTCTGGTAGCGATTGGGGTCACGAAGTACCGGCGAGAAGGCGGAACTGCGCACTTCCTTCCATACGCCGGACGGTTGCAACTGCACCAAGCGAAAGCGAAGCTTGCCGACGTCTTGGGCGATGCGCGTCACGCAGGCGAACACCGGATGGAACTGGAGGACGTCATCCACGTTCCATTCGATGTTCCGCTGCCAGGCTCCAGCAAATGCCTCGCGGATGGTTCCCCACCAGCCGCGCTTTGGCACTCCTTGGAAGAACAGCTTGACGCGCTCGCCGAACTTCACGCCTGCACCTTGGCGAGCACGTCGCCCTTGAGGATCCGGCCGTCCTTGCCGGTGCCGGTGACCTTCGCCAGGTCGACCCCGTGCTCTTGCGCGATCTTGAGCGCCTCCTCGGTGATGTCGAAGGTCGGTGCATCACCGCTCTTCTGCGGAGCGGCCACTGCTGCAGCAGGCGTAGCGACTTGAATGACGGGAGGAGCAGACGTCACGATCTGCACCACAGCGGGTGCCTCCGCAGCCTGCATGTCGCGTGTTGCGTAGGCGAATCGTGCCGGGCGTACCAAAGTGAGGACGCGGGCATCCCGACGGCTCACTTCGCGGGTGCGCCCCGTGCGCTGATCGATGATTGGAACTCGCATGGTGGTTCTCCAGTTGCCTTGCGAAAAAGGCCCCCGCGAGGGGCCTCTAGCACCAGGCGGCTGTAATCAGCCGCCGTAGTTGACGCCGGTGAGGAAGGAAACCGACACCGGGCGGCGACGAGCCCAGTTGATGTA